TCAATGAGTCGTATGTTGCATTTTCTGTTGTAAGTGCTGTTGAAGCTGCACCTGTTGTGTCAGCTAACAAGTTTGTAGCACCTTTTGCATAAATCCAATCTGATTGTCTTTCGATTACATCGATGTAGTAATTGGATTCTCCTGATTCTGTTTTTGCATCTGTCGCTCTTGATACACCTTCGTATACTTCTAGAACTTGTCCTTTAGTACCTGTGATGTCTCCGTCTTCGTCAGCTACTACAACATGGACTTCATCGCCGACTCCACCTTTAGCTTCTGTATAAGCTGAAGTTCCTGGAGCTGCACGGACTAAGTCATAGTATTTCCAGAATCTGGTGAAAGATACTGTTGAAAGATCGGAAGCACCTGTGTATTTGTCCTTAAATGTAATTGCTGAATCTGTTAGCGACTCTACTTGTAAAAAGTAATCAATAGACGCTGAGTCTGTAAATTTAATTACATCGCCTGGTTGCACTAATGCTGAACCAGTGGCTACTGTTTGGTCAGCTGATGTAGTAGCTACTTTACTTCCACTAGAGATTGTGATTGTGGCACTGCCTCCACTCTCCTCATAATCTTTAGCTGATTTACAAACAGATACTTGCAAGCTGTTTCCTAATGCACCAGGATATCTGGCAACAAAATGATCAGTTGATTGTAATGTTACGTTTGCTATTTTATCTTCGTTCTCTACTAACACTGCAGCTGAACTACCGTTGGAGACGGCGTTCTTTGCAGAGCTATCGATAACTCTTGATACAAATAACTTATTACCATATGCTAAAAAGTTAGCAGCGGTAAAGAATGTTTCTGGGTTCAATGACCCATCGGGTTTTTGGAATCGAGATACCAGACTCTCCTCGCTGTCAATTAAGACACGAGTTTTCGCTGGTCCCCATTTGAAAACCCCTGCTAATGCGCCTTCTGTAGTCGAGACAGCTGGTACAACAGTACTCAGATCTATTTCGGATACATTTACGCCTGGACTAACCTGAAATGGCATTTCAATTCTCCTTTAATTTTACGGTAGATTATATAAGCTCTGTTTTATTTATAAAACTCTATACTAGAAGGTCTGGTCTCTATCATAGTCATAGTCCCATGATTTGACCAATTCACCGCCTTTGAACTCATCGTCTTCTTCCCAATTATTATCATTACCACTATCTATAAATCCAAAGGGCACGAGCTCATCCTCTATCGCTTGTTCATTTAATTTGTATAAATTCTTTCGTATATCTATATCAGTCAGTTCTTTGAAGTAATCTTGATTAGTCATCCATGCAAAGAATACTAAGCACATTACTAAGTCATCGTTTCTTCCGTCTTCTGCTTCATAACTTGTTCCTCTTTTATTAGCAACAAAGCTAGTAAGTTCTGATAATATTTCAAAATCATTTATTATCATTCTATCATTCTCAATGATAGTTTTTAACATAGAGCACCCTATTCTTTTCAATGCTGGAGTAGTTCTTACACCCATTTGTAAATCACCACCACCAAAACCAGATCCTAATATTTGTCCGGCTCGGCCTTTCCATTGTGCTCTCATAATGTTTTCGTATTCCATATCGTGATGTAATATATCAACTACTTGTGAACCTATATCATTTATCTCTGCTAATACATGAGCATCGTTGTATGTCTTTGCTGCATTGTATATTGCTTTAGGATATAAGACAGGTGCAATAGTATTGTTTCTATATGTTGCAACTACTTTATATGGTACTTCAGTTACATCCATAACTACGAATGCACTGTAATCATTACCTACTCCTCTACTTGTATCTGCTGTTATACAATAGATACGTTCAGGTTCAGGTTGTGAAAATATTTTTAAACTTTCATTTTCTTGTAATGGATTCTCAAAAACTAAATGTCTTAACTTATGAGGATCTATTAATGTGTCTGCAGATCCTAAGAATTCACATTCGAACTCAACTGCAAATTGTTTTTCTGAAGTGTTACGTATTGTTTCTTCTTTCCACTTATCATCTCTTCCTGGAACATCCCACCAGTTAACACTTACTGTAGCATAATCATTGAAACCTTTTTCTGCATCATGCCATAGTTTGTAAAACATATTCATACCATTAGGTGTAGATGTTATTAGTACTCTTGATGTTCTACCAGATGATATTGTAGGATATACAGAACTAAAGAATTCATCTTGTACAGTTGCAGGTACGAATGCAAACTCATCTAAGTATACTAAGTTAATAGACATACCCCTTACAGATGATGCTGATGTAGATGATGCAAATATTTTTGAACCATTCTCTAATTCTATATTACCCTTGTTCCATTCTACTACACCTTGTTGTAAGAACCATGGTAAGTTCTCATATGCTAATTGTAATCTTGATAATATTTCTCTTGATGTAGCTGCTTTGTTAGCTAAGATAGCAATATTAAAGTCTGGATTGAATAATGCATAGTGCATCATTATTGCTATCATTGTAGTTGTTTTACCAGTCTGTCTAGGCATCTTACAGATAACAAATCTGTTATCATCGACTGTATGCATTATTTCTTTTTGATAATCGTATGGCTTGTATGGTATTAGACCTTCATCAATATTAACAATCTTAATATATTTCTCACAGAAGTATACTACATCTTTACTGCATTTGACTATCTCATTGATCTCTTCTTCTGAAAAGTCAATGTTGATATTAGCTTTCTTGAGCTTTGGATTTCCTAAGTAATGATCAGCCATCTTTTGGTTTTATCTTCCTAGCACCACCTTCTATCAAATCTGTAAGGTCTTTAGTACTACCTACAAAAAGGTTATTGGTTACTTTTTGATTCTTTTGTTCCTCTGGTTGTAGGTCTTTCATTTTCTTTTGTAAGTCTAACAAGTCTTTGTTAGCTGTTGATAATGTTCTTACCAAGTCTGCAACAACTTCAAATGATCTAGGATGTTGACTTTGTTGTGCTAAATCTACAATACCATTAAGAGCATCTGTTCCTCTTTCTATAATATTGTATAAGTTTTCTCTAGCATACTTGAAGTCATTTTCCATTTCTGGATTTACGTTTGCTTCATCTGCTTTAACTATTTCACCTTGTATAGGTTCTAAGTCTAAAGCATCAGCTATTGTGTCTTTATGTTTCGCCATTGAAGTAATCCTCAAAATCTGTTATTACAGAATAATTATCATTAGCAAAGATGCCACCAACTGCTATAGTTAAACTGCCGTTCGTGGTTGGATTTCTAAATTGATCTAAACCAGGTTTCTGTTTAACAGCAGATGCAGGTGTGTTTCCAAATGCACCATTTGCATGTGTTGTATAGAAATTGGTATTAACGTTTTTGATAACGCCTTGTTCTTTGATTGGTCCGTAGAAATATGCTCTCATGTTAAATCCCAAATTCCATATTAAAGCTCTTCTTGTTTCAAAATCACCTTCATAAACATCTTGTGAGCTAATACTATTTAGTACTATTGGAACATCGACCTTTATATCCATCTCTGGTATAAGGTTTATAGTTGCTGTGAATTCAGGAGTAAAGAACGGCATTATTTGTTCTAAAAGTTGTGTTGCATCTTCTGCATATCTAGTGTAAAGGTTTAAATCAAAGTTAATGTCATATGGTACAGGATTGAATATTCTTTTTACATTGTTTCCTGTATTTGGATCCTTTACTAATTTTGTTACTGTGTTTAACTTCCTACTTGGATCATATGTCATACTCATCATTTCAAATGATATTCTAGGAAGTAATATAGATTGTTGTTCAGTTAAACTTAGATTCTGTTCTAATCTAGCTGTTACCTTTTCTCTTGGTGCATATGTTAGAGGTACTTTTATTTTTTGTATGACATTACCAGAACTATTCTTTCTTTTGATATGCAAATCATTGAACATAGTTCCAAATAAAATTATATACTTTCTTATACTTTCGTGATAAAACTCATGACCAAACATTAGAAGTTACCTCCTTCACTAAATGGATCTGCGTCACTGAAGTCAATAAAGTTATCTGCACCAGTTTCAAAGAATTGGTTTTCACTATCTGTTATATCATCTTGATCCAACTCTGCTATACCATCCAACAATATTCTTTCACCTGACTCTAAATGTAATGGCAATGGAATTCTATCTGTTGAATCCATAATTAGTTGTGAGTTTAATCCTGTATCCATTGATCTGTTATCTTCTAACTTATCAATCTCTTGTATACCAGTATCAAATCTTTCACCACTGTATTCAAACATTTCTAATCTAAGTTCATAGAATTGTAATGTACCCATTTGATAGAACACAGGTTCATGTTCTACGAAGTTTATTGAATACATTTTATTGTTTAGTGGAAACCAGATTAGGTCTCCTTCTCTTGGTCTTGTTAGATTAGCTAAATCTTCTCTTCCAACATCTTCTTCAAATGTTCTTCTAGCAA